CAGACGCGCTCGGCCGATGAACCTATGGTGCGTTTTTTCTTAGTCTTGGCTTGTGCTTTTCTAACTCCTTCTACAGACAACTTATGCCACCTGCAAGGCCTGCGGACACAAGTGGAAGTTTTGCTGAATGTTTCTTTTTGATTCGCATCTCCGGATGGTCTATATAGCGTTGTTTCAGTGTAACAGATAGATTGGCCCTTCTTTCATCCGTCCATTGACTCCGTCTCTTTTCGACCATCTCTTCTCTTTTCTCGGCCCACATATTTTTAGATATACTCGATAATAGTTGTTTTGTCTCTGCTGAGTGCCTCCCCCCAGCCCCCCCTTCTGTCAGGTTATATCCATTTGGAGAAATTGTATTGTGCTCTTTGATGAGTTCCATTTCCTTTTCATCGAGTTCTTTTTGAGTACAATTATCAGACTCCCATAAAGGTTCCATATAAAAGTAATCTTTTCCATATTTTTTTATAGAATTTTTGAGCAAGGGACTGACTGAGGTATTACTCGACCCGCAGTGCTCCTGAAATCTAACGTGAAGTTCTCGAGTCGTCTGACCTATATATTTTTTCTCAGTTTCTAGATTGCCTATAACATATACCGTTCCTTTCATCTCCACTAACCTATGACAACATCTTTATTATAAAAATATTTTGTAATAGTACCAAATGGCAGGCCGCAAAGCAGTCCCTCACCACCCGACCAAGTTCCTAAACTCCAAGAAGCGCGTTATCCACATGACTGCCGAGGGCAAGTATGTGGCGGTGTCCGATGGCGGCAAGAAGATTTACAACCCCAAGGCTCACTTCGTGAAGAGCCCAGGCGGTTCCGTCCGCGTGGCCCACAACTCCAGCGCCCGCGTCCCCACCAAGATCCGCAAGGCTATGGTGCGCAAGCCCCGCGCCAACCGTGGCATGGCTCGCGGCCCCCGTGCGTACAAGGCGGGTGTTCTGGCCACCTACAAGCGCGCCATTGGCCCCAAGCGCGCCCCGGGTCGTCCCCGCAAGCACCTGGTCAGCCCGGGCGGGAATATGGGTCTGGCGAAGCTCTTTGGCGGCAAGCCAGTGCGCAAGGAGCGCAAGCGCCACGAGGGCCTGCCCATCCCCCGCAAGCGCAAGGCCAAGAAGAGCCCACTGGACCGTCTGGTTGCCTCCCTGAATTAAAATATTTAAAAAGAATAAATGAACGGTCCAATCAAGCGCAAGTCGGGCGGTAGCCCCCAGCCCACCCCCTTCAGCAACTTTAAGCACCGCGTCATCTTCAAGACCAAGGCGGGCGCTTACTTTGTGAAGACCACAAAGGGCATTGCGTACAAGCCCAAGGCTAAGTTTTACAAGAACCCGGCCGGCTCCACCGTCTCCACCAAGTATGTCAAGAACCTGACGCACATCCCCAGCCCGATCCGTCCCAAGTTTAACCGCAAGGAGCGCAAGAATAGGGGATTCAACCGTCTCCCTTACGCCAAGCGCACAGGGGGTGTGCGCGTCCTTCCCATCAAGCGCAAGCCGTACATCACTGAGCTCGAGGAGGGTCACCCAGCCAAGCGCGGCCGCGGCCGTCCCCGCAAGCACCTGGTCAGCCCAGGTGGGAATATGGGCCTGGCTGCCCTCTTCGGCGGCAAGCCCGTCCGTGCAACTCGCAAGAACAAGGGTCAGCCGCGTAAAATGAGTTAAAAAAGATTTATTAGAAACTCTCAATGAGTCTTGTGCGTGTCTGGACCAATGTGGGCAAGAAGAAACCCAAGGCTCTTCTGGCGAAGATCTTCTCTTCGGCAGAAGGCCCAGTGTATACTATCCGTTATTTAACCGAGGAGGGTGGCGTGTTCCGTTATGAAGATGATACTTACGAGGTTGATGAAGAGTCTATATCAGAGTGGCTAGGTGTTGATGACGAGGAGGATATTGGGTACAAACTCGCTGGCGAGGGGTCGTGGGTCAAGGAAGATGACGACTCAGACTATGTCCCAGACTCTTCTGACGAGGAGAATTCTACAGATGACGATGACGATTCAGAGACGCCACTGTCGGATGATGAGCCAGAGGAGGATTTCTCCGAGGTGGAGGAAGAAAATGATGACTACGAGTAAGATGAACTGGCTTCTCCTGCTTCTACTTATAATTCTGGCCGTATGGTTTTTCCGATCATGCAGCAAGAAGGAGGAGAAGTACTGCGGTTGTGGGTCAGGAACTCCTTGAATTTTTTAAGACTGTATAATAATAATGGCGATGACCATCAGCTTCGGCAACTCGGGGTCTTCCTCAGTCGCCAACTGGGGTTTTATTCTTTTGATATTGGCCATTTTCCTGTTCTTCACGGGTCTGTGGCGAACTATTAGCGACAAGTGGGCGTCCTTTTTTGGCTCGGGTCTGTGGACCCAGACGATTGGGAACGCCAAGGCGACCTGGGCTTCAATCCCAGCAGCAGCGACAACACCGGGTCTGAATACAGTGCCGGCCGCGCCCCGTGCTTAAAAACAAAACATCCTAAAACTAAAAGATGTCCAAGACTATCACTCAAAAGTTCGTGGACGCGTTTGATCCCATGAAGCAAGAACACGTGTCCTGGCTGCAAAAGATGTTGGCAATCAAGCTGGATCCCGCCAAGATGGTTAATCTCGCGAATGAGATTAATACAAATCCTTTCAAGATCAAGGCTTCTAGTGCCGAGGCTCTGGACTGGCCCCACATCAACTTTGTTCTTTGTGCCAAGTACGCCAAGGCTGTCCTTGGCGGAGAGGCTATTGTTCCAATGCTAAAATCTGGTTAAATCTATCCTGATAAAACTCGGGCGCCGCGCTAAATTTGTACATATTTCCAGAAAAAGAAAAGCTGTCACCCTGAGACTTGATTTCCTCCACTGAAATCAAGTCTAGGATATTACTTGTGCAGTAGTACTTGAGGTTTTCAAGTTCCCATTCAGTTATCGCAACCATAGTGAGTTCTTCCAGTTGGCTAGATGCTGGGAGGAAAATGGAACCATCGAGTTCGGGAGTCGGCCACTCCTTTTTTCGTTTGTAATGCATCTCCATCTTTTGAGCGATAAAGTGAGCATCCTCAAAAGTTCGGAATCCAACGACCGAGACTTTCGTCTCTTCGCTGAGTTTGAGTGTGAAGGCGTCGTTTGGGCGGGTGTGGAGGGTGAAGAATCTGTCTGGGCGGTCGATTGTTTTGGGGAGGGCGCGGGGTGGGGCCAACATCTTACTCTAGGCGCCGAGGATTTCTTTAGGTTCTGTGCCCAAGGGTAGAGGCCAAGAACACCTGTTCGTCCCAAAACAAACCTTGAGTACTTGTAGCAATGGAGTGCTCCGTGTGCTACTGTGAGTCTGGCTCTTTCTGCAAGCTGACCTGCGGGCACGCGTTCTGCCACGGGTGCATCAAGACCTGGTACCAGAAGGGCTCGGCGATGAGCACCTCCTGCCCAATGTGCCGCAAGCCTATCCACTTCAAAGGGTTTGCCAAAGTCCGAGAGCAGTGGGACGCGGACGCTCGCGAGACCCGGATAGCCGAGGTTATTGACGAGGCGATGACTGGCGCTATTGAGGAAGCCTTTGAGTTTTGCGCCGAGGTCAAGTCTAGAAGTTTGCGCAAGCTGGTTATGGACAGCCTTCTAGAGGATCTGAGTGATATTGAGAAGACGGCTCGGTTCCTGCAGTGGTATGATGTCTCGCCAGAGGAGCTCGAGTACTGGCTGATGGAGACGGACGAATACTTCTCGGACCGCAGCATCGGTCGCTGCAAGTTTGAAGACGAGCCAGTGAAGGACCTTGCTTCGCGGTACCCAAGAATAGAGAAGGCGAACAAGGCGGGCAAGCGGTGCAGAGCGCGGCAAGATCAGTGGTTCACTGTTAGTTTTGTGTTCAATATGGTATAGAACCCTCCGGGGCGTGTAACATGAGTATACCTGCTATGATTAGCGCAAGTCCCACATCCCGTTCACATAGAGGACATTGCCCTCTTTGAGGCACCTTATTAAAAAATATATAACGGCGACGTACCCAAGAGATCCCTGTGCAAAGGATGCCTTGGTTCCGGTTCTGCAAATGCTTTATAGCCAAAGTCACCAAAGACTTCGGCAAATGACAAAAGCATGATGTTTCTTAGACTCATATTTCGGTATAACCATTAACAATTTTATTATTAACAATCATTGTTGGAAAGCCGTTGACAAAGTCGGGGCAGAACTGCGTGTTGCAATCTACAAAGTGATACGGCAGGCCCTTGGCGTCCATGTATGACAGTTGCTTCTTGCACCAGCCGCACGACGGTGACCCGAATATGATTGTCTGGTTATAGCCGCTCATTTTTCGGTAAGAAAAAACCAAGAAAACGATGAGGAGGGCTATTACTACCCAAAGAGCGACCATTAATAATAGACAACTTTATTATCTACAGTTTGCCACGGATCTATCGGGGCGAAGATCAGGTCGCGGTTCTTGTGCTCCCGGGCCTGCTTGACGCATCCTGGGCACACGCGCTCGTTGCCAGGGAGCCAGATGGGGTTGGTGTATCCACTCGCGGATCTCCATAGGCACAGCAGTATAATAACAACCACAAGTATCTTGACCAGACCAAGACGCATTCTTACTGAATGTCTATATAAAAAGTTTGGATCCTGTCAATGTAGATATGGACACTATTACCGCTGTCGTTGAGATTGTTCGCGAGAATGAGGAGATGCGCAAGTCCTTGGAGCAATATGAGGATATGTGCGAGGGCCTGATTGGTCAGACGGTGACTTTTTCCCACAAGCGCAAGAATAAGACGCGCTATGTAACCTGCGAGGTTGAGGAGTTTGACTTGGGGACGGCCGAGTGGCTTGTGCGGGACATTGAGTCTGACGAAGTGTATCCTCTTACATTTGACAAGCTATTTGATGGTTCGGTAACTATTAACAAGATGCCTGAGCCCGTTGAGCGTCCTAAGCGGACCGTTACATTTGTTTCGTAGCTCGCCCGTGCAAATCTATAGCGAAATCTAAAATTCCTGGCCAGATCACATTGTCCCAAATCTCTTCATCTCTTGTTACCATCAGTGTCCCCGTCGTGTTGTTGTACTGCTCTATCAACTTGGCCCTCGTGAGTCCCAGCATGCGCAGATAGACCTGGATCTGCACATTCTCATACTCGCGCAGAGTTCCGAAAAGGCATCTCATGCGATTCTTAATCTCCACGAGCGTTCGGCTCCCATCAGGTTCAACCTCTATGCGGTCAACCTTACCAGTGATGAAAAAGGTTGTGCCATCCTCCGTCTCCAGGAGCGGCAAATTGTAAAAGTTGTTGTCCTTGAGCCAAGTCAGTCCCGTCTCCGCCGTCACCTTGTCCGCAGTTTTATCCTCCGAACGCGTCCCGTGAGTCGTGTAGCACTTGGACCGCAGGTGTTCTATGACCGTGACCTTGTCCTCTGGCGCGAGAGTCTCATCAGCCACAATCTGCTTCTTGGCCTTTTCAAAGTTTGCATGTGCTCCAGCCGAATCCTTCGCCTTGAAAGCCACGGCTTGGTCCAGAACCTTTTGCGAGTTGGCAGAGCGCCCCAGCGCCTCTTGGGCCTCGTCCCCCTTTGTCAGTCCTTCGAAAGTCTCAGGCCAGTGCTTCTTCCAGAGCTCGTCCCTGACCTCCTCAGGAGGCTTCCAAGGGTTCAGGCCGATACAGGCCGCGACAGCACTCGCCTTGATGACGACCCTTGGAGCCATTTGTCTTTGAGACACACTTGGCTTTAGGTCAGCTCAAGGCACTCAACCACTTTTTTTTGTAAAACCATAGTAATGGGTATCGGTCCTTCAAAGCCTAAGCTTCCCAAACTTCACCGCAAGAAGGGCAAGAAGGGCAAGGGCAAGGCCAAGGGCAAGGCCAAGGGCAAGGGCAAGGGCAAGGGCAAGGGCAAGGCCATGGCCAAGCCAGCAGCAACGCCAGCAGCCACGCCAAAAAGCACATTCACAGAAGAGCGAGTTATGAGTGGCTATTATAATTCTCCTCCAGGTACTATGATGACTGACACTTTCATCGTCCCAGGTACTTATATGACGGAGAAGTACACGAGCGGACTTTCTGGCGGTCAGATGGCGCCTGCAGATGTTCCCATGGGTATGCCAGCATCCAACACCAAGAAGACTGCGGACAAGGCCCCAACGGCCAACAAGGAACCGTACGACGAGTCTTACGAGGAACCGTACGACGAGTCTTACGAGGAGTCTTATGAAGACTGGCCTGGAACTCTAACCCCGGGAGAGTTCCCTGGGATCTATGATTCGCCTGCTACTCAGCAGGGTGGCGGACCAGATGCGGGTGGCATGCGTATGCGCAAGATTTCTCATTTCACAAATAACCAGCCGAGCCTTCCAGGCATTAATCTATCCGACGCCATGCCACTGAGCCCCATGGTCGAGAGCAAGTCTGTGGAGCACCCGACCAAGTTTGCGATGATGCTTCTGCTTATTCTTTTCGCTGTTTTCATCGCCATGCGCAAGTAAAGAAAATAAGAACTAAAATATAAATGTTGGCCATTCGCCCTGTGAGACTTGTGGTTGCACACGCGGCGCCCCGCAAAATCAAAGCAAGTGATGTGAAGCATGCTATCAAGCACGCTCAGAACCTTTGTTTTAATTTTGAAAACACTCCCGAGTGCCGTTCGGCATGGGAGCTCGTAGAGGAGCTTACTATTGGTCTTGATCGCCAGATGGCCTCGCAATTCAAGAAAGAGCTTGATCGCACTGAGCTGGCAAAGCGCGAGTATGATGTCTGATCTCAGGTGGCCCGCTTGACGCCGCGGTAAACAACGAGGGCAACATACGCGCCAAGGAGCTGGGCCATAATGTACACTGGGAGTTTGAACCATGGCAAGTCTCCCTTCATCGCCATGACGAAGGACACTGCTGGGTTGATGTGACCGCCCGACAGGGGGCCAATCATGGAGATGGCGAGCAGAAAGCCTGCAGTGATGATGAGCGGCTTGCCCGTGAAGAGGATGGCTGTGACGAGCAGGAAGGTTCCCAGAAACTCGGCCAGAAAGTTCTTAAACATTGTTACTAATTACCAAGAAATATTTGTGCGAGGGCCCATGTTGTCTGGGCACTGACGAGCCAAAAAAACTGGGGTGTGAGGATTCGTCCGGCGCACTCGCAGTCACGCATTTTTTCATGAGACCTGTATCGCAGGGCAACTATGCCATATACGAGCGCCAAGCCCGCCATGGGCCAGTTGAGCAGGTGCGACAGGCCCAAAAGACGCGCAAACTGGAACACGAGCCCGGCCGAGAAAAAGAACTGCATATAGTCCCGACTTGGCCCCTTGGCACAGTCGCATTTGGACAGGCTCTTTATCCATCTGAGGACATATATCAGTATGAGGATATTGAGGGCTTCTGTCCACATTAAAATATTGATATATTAAAAAATGAAAAAAAACAAATTTTCACTTTTTAATAGCCATTGGCGTTGTTTTGTTGATCATACTCATGTATTTTGGAAAAGTTTCTTATTATGATGACGATGCGATGAATGTTCAGTGTCACGGGGATCTGCTAAAAAATAGTCCATTGTTTTCTTCGAAGAATTGGGACGCTGATCCAAGTTTATATGATGATATGTCCGCATGGGTCAGGGCAAACGGGCGCGTTTCCGATACTGGAGAATGCGAGCGCGGAGAGATGAAGTCCCCCGCATCAGAAAAATGCGGAAATACTTTGTGTGTTCCGGTGTTAGGGAATAACCCAGAACTCGAGGCTCTTGTGAAGCGCGTTAAAGCCCTGCCAAGTGTAAATTAACCAGAGCCGTCTTCACTACCGCGTCCAAATGTTTAGGAAGTTTTTTTGTAAATTCTTTTTTGAGGCCCTGTTTGGCTTCTTCGACTATCTTATCCTCGTGCCAGTTGTACTCATCACAGAGGATAAAATATTCTTCATGATCTTTTATTTTTGTAGTCCCTATTTTCAGTATCTGAATGGATTTCAGGCGCGGGACATATCTGTTCAGGACTCGTTTGATTTCTTCCCATTTCATACAGCTCAGATATACGTGGGCGCGAACACGTTTCTCGAGGAGCCGGAGGAGAGCCATTCCTGATATTCGTTTATAAGTTTTGAGCGCGGCCCCTCGGATTTAGCTACTGTACAGGAGGCCTCCCATGCCCTTCTGGATACGCAGAACATTGTAATTCATTGCGTAAATGTACCCGGTCGTCCCGCCCGCCAGAGTGGCCAGGGTCGCCCCGCTTGGGGTGATGAGGCGGTACGAGTCCAGGCGCGAAAAGTTCAGGGTTCCCGTGGGCTGGAGCTTGGAGGTGTCCAGGCAGTACGAGATGAGGGTCACCGGCGCGGTACCCGTGGCCGCCTTGTAGCCAAAGGGAGTGTGGTAGTACTGCGGGACGTCCTGCCACTGGAACAGAGAGCGCGTGTCGCCAATGTCAACTCCGTTGATCTGGGTCTTCAGCTGGTAAGAAGCTGCGCTCGGATAACCAGCAGTGGACTGGTTTGCATAAGCAGTCGAGTAGCTATTAGACTGAAAGGCTAGGAACTTGACTGGATGGGCCAAGTTCACTTCGTGGGTCATCAGGGGATTGATTGGAACGCGGTTAATCTGGGTCACGAGTATATCTATTGGAGTCTGGGCAAAGTACTCGCGCTCGGCCTGGTCGAGGTACAGGAAGCTGCACCAGGCCTCGTACTGGAGCTGAGCATATGTACCGCTGAAACCAGTCGTTGTTGTGGTCACGCCCGGAAGGAGCTCCCCACCTGCCGGGGTCGGGTCGATGAAGACGATGGCCGGGCCGCTCGCACCAGACGTGGTCGAGGCGCCTATGGTCTGCTGGATAGGGAATTGGACCTCTATAGTTGCGGTTCCAGTGCCTATCAGGAAATTACCACCAGTAGTGATGATCTGACTGACAGTGACGGGGCCAGTGTACTGGGTCCCAAGGACCTGCTGGCCGACTGCGATGGTAGTTGCCGTCGGCGCGGCGCCAGCACTGAGCGAAAGGATCGCTGTACTCGCGCGGTCAACAGCCGGCTGCACGGCCGCAAGCTGAGTTGCGGCAGCAAACTGGGGAATAACAACAAACTGGAAATTTGCCGGGAATTGTGTGGTTGCTGTAGACGAAGCATACTGGATGGCTATGGAGGGGGTCGCTGACACATAGCTCGAGACAAATGCCGTCGTTAGGGCGGTCGCAACGGACGTGGACGCCTGGGTTACAAAGATGGAGCCGGCGATGCGGGGCCCGCCGCCAACGGCGTTGGCGACGGTAAGGGCACCAGTCGTGCCGCCTCCAGATGCTGCGAACGCGCCGGAGGCGGTCGTGCTGACTGCGGCGTAATAGATAGAGGGAATGAATGACAGAGGAGCCGACGAGCTAGCACCAGACAGGTTCGTGTTTATGGTGGAGGCAGCAACTCCGAGTTGATTTGTATTTATTGCGAGCATTGTAGGATATATCGTATTGACGGATGGGATGGCCGTGGCGACAAGACCTCCAGGCGTGCCTATGATGTTCTGTCCAGGCGTAATGGCTCCGACTTGAGAGGAATATGCAAGGTTGACAATGGGGTAAGACGGCGTAATTGTAACGCCTGACCCAGCGATGGAGACTCCGCCCGTGATCGTGCTTCCGACCGCTATGAGAGTCACCGTTGCCGTGGTTGATGTAGCTGCTGTTATTGCAGAAATATAGACTGTTCCGTTAACAAATGGTGTGCTTGTGAAAGAGGCAAGAGGAATAGTCATATTCACCTCTACGAGTGCTCCTGCACTGAAAGCCAGGGTGACACCGGGATATACAGTTTGTGTCGAGGCGGTTTGAATTCCGCCAGCAATCGTTGTGATGGTGGCCGTTGTGGCGGAGTACGAAGCTACCGTCACGGAGGTGGCTGCGACCGCGCCGGCGGTGGGCGCAGTAGCGAACCAGCCAATAAATGTCCCTGCGGTGTTGGAGGTATTAGTGAAAGCTACATTAGATACCGTGACGGTCTGGCCGCCTACAGAGGCTATAGTCATTCCCGGAAGGAGAGCTCCTGTGGCACCTGAAAAAGTAAAGGCGGTTGCTTGAGGCCCCTGTGTGTTGGTCAGGCCAGTGTTAGCAATGGTCAGAGTTGGCAGACCGTTTGTAGTTACAGCGTTCGTTCCGGTCACGGCCGAACCAGCGCCAGGGATGTTAGCCACAGAGGGAGCAGCCACCGAGTAGGTCTCATAGTTCACACGGTAGTTGAGGTTCTGGTTCCAAGTGATCCGAAGCTCTATATCGTGGTACTGCAGGGCCACTAGCGGTAGAGACACCGACCAGTCCTTGCAAAAGAAAAACTTGAGGGGCAAAAAGCCGTTGATGACATTCGTCAGGCCTACGGGATCGTTGTTCAGGTAGCGCTGGCTGTAGTTTTGGGCTCCCGTGATGGGCTCAATCTGAGTCATCCAAGTGATGTCCTGGGTATCCACAACTTGGCCGCCAATGAGCAACTCTATGCGGTCCACAACCTTGGACCAATCTATTCCGGGAATAAGGGCTCCGGAAGTATCCTTGCCAATAAAGTACACATAACTCAGAAGGTCGCCCTTCTTCTCAAAACGGATGGTGGAGATGCTGCCAGCCGTTGGGTTGCCCTGAATAATCTGACGCTCACAGCTCAGTGCATAATGGGTGTACCGTTTGTAGTTTGAACGAAAAAAGGAAATTTCGGGCTTTCCAGTCAACCAAGTGTCCTGGGCGCCCGTAGCAACAAGCTGAACTATCCCTCCAGACATTTAATATAAAAGCAGAAAATAAAAAACAGCCAGACGCACAAAATGGGTTCTGTGCCCAAGGGCCTTGGACGGGAGACGACATCGGCCTGTATGGAAAAGGACTCGGCCCGTCAACAAAAGCGTGACTCGGC